AACGCCACCTGTCGTTGATGCGCCCGAAGTAGTAACACCTCCAGCGGTAACGGGCCCGACGACGTTCCCAGAGTTGATGAAATTCATCACCGTGAACAATAAGAAGTTAACGAAAGAGTCAGTCGACGAAGCGTTGAAAGCGCAAGGTTTAGCGTCTATCGCGTTACTTGCTGCGCGTACCGACTTGATCCCACAGATTCACGCTGCATTGGTGAAATTATTATGAATAAATCCCCGTTATTAGCGTCTGGCGCTGATACGTGGGTGAACTGTACGGGCAGCGTCAAGCTGTCCCAACAATTCCCCGCAATTGAAAATGGTGAAGGTACAAGCGAAGCACGACTCGAAGGTCGGGCTTTCCATGAGGTTGCACAGTTAATACTTGAATCGTTCAAGACTCCAGGCGCTGCGCTCGTGTCGTCTGGTAATGTTGTCGGAACGTTGAGTCGCGATAACATCGTCGTCACAGACGAGATTTACGACGCAGCGTTAGAATACGTTAACGACGTGTTAAAAGTCGCTAATGTCAACGGTACGATGCGTGATTTACATATCGAAGAACATATCGACTTATCGTGTATTTACGCAGGTATGTACGGTTATATTGATTGCTGGCTACTCGACGCGAAAGCGAACACGCTTTACGTTTGGGACGCTAAGTTTGGCCACCGTAAAGTCGATGCGTTCGAAAACTGGCAGTTAATTACTTATTTAGCTGGACTACTCGAAAAATTAAACATTAACGGATTTGTTGACCAAAATCTAAACGTGTCGTTACGTGTGTCACAGCCTCGGTCATTCCGTAGCGGTGGCACAACTCAAGTGTGGGATTGTAAAGCGTCAGACCTGCGCGGTTATATCAACACTGTTAAGTCGGCGGCTGTCGACTCGTATAGTGACGCTGCGGCGTGTAAAGTTGGGCGACATTGTGACTATTGCCCAGCACGTTACGCTTGTACAGCATTGCAACAAGTCGCTTACAGTGGCGTTGATTACCTTAGCGCGGCAGAAGGTGTTTCGTTGACCGGACATCATTTAGCGCTTGAGTTACGTATTTTAAAACGTGCCGAACGTGCAATGAAAGCGAGACTATCAGGACTCGAAGAACAAGCTCTAGCAGAAATACGCAACGGTAAAGTGTTACCTGGTTTCGTTGGTGAACAGGGTTACGGTCGTAAACGCTGGCGCAAAGATACGCCACACGATGAAGTGATCATGATGGGCGACTTACTCGGCGTTGACGTGCGTAAACCCGTCGAATTAGATACACCGTCACAAGCGCTTAAAAAAGGTATTGACGCCACCGTCATAGACGCGTATAGTGAAACTCCAACGACGGGATTAAAGCTCGTCGAGGACACAGGCGCAAAAGCGCGTAACGTATTTCGTAAATTAGTATAACTTAACGGGCGGTACGCCGCCCAACACCACCAAGCGGAGTAATAAATTATGTCAGTAAGAGCACAATATCCAGTTTTCAAAGGTCGTTTAGTTATGGGTTCACCGACTCAACTTAAAACAACTGATCACACTGGTGCACCAGAAGCGAACGAAAATAAACATCATTGGTTCATGGGTTTCGCAGTACCGAAGGGTCCTGAATGGGATACGTTATGGGGTATAATGTATAACGCCGCTGCGAGCGAAACAACTTGCACTGCTGCGCTATGTGGTCAACCAGGTTTCAACTGGAAAACCGAAGATTGCGACGCACCGGAAAACCCAGCGAATAAAGGTAAACCGTCGTACCCTGCTGGTCACATGTTGATTAAATTCACTCGTTACAAAGCGATGGGTCCTGTAATGTTAGTCGACGGTAATTATCAGACCATCATTAACCCAACTGCGTTCAAGCGTGGTGATTACTTCCAAATCAGCGCATCAACACTGTTCAATGGTGCAGCGACTGTGAAAACTAATGCCGGTATGTACCAGAATATCGAAGGTTTAATGTTTGCCGCAGCGGGTGAAGAAATCGTAAGCGAAGGTGCGTTTGACCCACGTTCAGCGTTTGCAGGTGTTCAAGGTGGTACAGTGTCAGGTGCTACGACCCCTCCACCACAGCAAGCAGCCGCAACCCCGCCACCAGCGGCAACCGTAACGCCAGCGCACGACCTTGTGCAGCAGCAAGCAATGCCGGGCGCCGTGGCTACACCCCCACCGCCGCCACCAGTTGCCGAACCGGGTTACATCGTGAGCGGTACGAGCTACACGAAAGAACAATTACTCGCAATGCCTGGTTGGACCGAGGCGCATCTAGCAGGTTTACCGCGCGGTTAATAGCGTAACAATCGCCCCGACGCTTAACCGTGTTGGGGCTTTTTTTAATATTTGGAGTACTGAACATGGTTAATAGTCAACTAAATAACACATCGTTACCTGTATTATTCGAGCGTTTCACACAGTGGCATTATGACCGCAATTTAATTGAAGGTACGACCAGTGTTATTCAGTTTAAAAAACTACTCGAAGAAGTGATCGAACTTTACATGGCGTTAAAACCTGGTTTAGACCCGTTCGAAGCTGTGCTTGAAATAAACGATATAGTTACAGAATTATTAGACGAAGGGCGTATAAAAACGTGCGATGGTTCAGGTTTACCAGACTCAATCGGTGATATTAATGTCGTGCTTGATAATATTGCAGAACGTGAAGGTTATTCAATGTCACAATGTTTAACTAGCGCTTGGCACGACATCAAGGATCGTAAGGGTAAGATGGTTAACGGTACGTTCGTCAAGGAGTCAGATTTATGAAATATTTATCACATTGTGACGATTTGAACGGGTGTGGTAAAACGTTCCCTGGCGATATGTCACATTGTCCGCATTGCGGTACACCCGAACAGTTTTCAAGTCGAGCATACGTTAACCCACGTGATTACGCGTATGACGAAGAAACTTACCCCAATTGCTTTACTTGTCGTTTTATCCATATCGCAACCGATACGCGTTGGCGATTCGAGATTAGCGAGTTTGTCGACGACTCAGTGGCTTTAATCGCTTTCGTTATGCAACTCAAAGCCTGTAACGCTCGTGGCGTTGGTTACAATAACGTGGGGTTTGACTACCCCGTGTTACACCGTATCGTCATGGGGCAGATGAACGACCCCCGCGCTATTTACGATTTAGCGATGCGATTAATCAAAGGCTCGAAGGATGAAAAGTTTGCGTTACAAGTTTGGGAAAATGACCGACTATTCGAGCAGCTTGATTTAATCATGGTGTGGCATTACAACAAAGAGAACCCCGTCACAGGTACAGAGCCAACCAGTCTTAAAGCGCTTGAAATTGCGATGCGTATGGATAACGTCGACGATTTACCGTTCCCCGTTGGTACAGTGTTAAACCGTGAACAAATCGAAGCGTTACACGCATATAACGAGCACGACGTTATCGCCACAATATTTTTTTACGTTCGTTCATTGACTCAAATTAAACTACGTGAAGAACTATCCGTTACGTTCGGCAAGTCGTTTATGAACCACTCGAACACTAAAATGGGCGGCGATATTCTTATTCACGAATGTGAAAAAGCAGGTATCGAGTTTTACGACCGCGTGGGGCGTACTAAACACAAACGCCAAACGATACGCGCGTCAATCAACTTATCTGAGTGTATATTCCCATACGTTAAGTTCGAGCGTCCAGAGTTTGAAGCGGTTCGAGCGTACTTAGCTAGCAAGACCATCACCGAGACGAAAGGTGTGTTTACTGGACTTAACGCCGATGTTAACGGACTTAAATACTATTTCGGCACCGGTGGTATACATGCAAGCGTCGAGTCTCGTATATTCACATCGAACGCCACACATCAAATCATCGATGTTGACGTCGCCAGCTTTTACCCGAACCTAGCCATTCAGAACAGGTTACACGCTGACCACTTAGGTGTGGCATTCTGTGACGCTTACGAGGGAGTTTATAAAACACGTAAAACGTATAAAAAAGGCAGCGCCGAGAACGCAGCATACAAAGAAGCGCTTAACGCTAACTACGGTAACAGTAACAATGCTTACAGCGTGTTCCTTGATCCTAAGTTCACGATGTCAATCACGCTTAACGGTCAACTATTGCTTTGTATGCTCGTCGAGCAACTAATCAAAGTGCCAGGTCTTGAAATGATTCAGGCCAACACCGACGGCGTGACGTACTTTTGCCCGCGTGAATATATCGAACACACCCGAGCGTTATGTAAATGGTGGGAGCAGTTGACGCAACTTGAACTCGAAGAAGCGCAATATTCTAGAATGTTTATCCGTGACGTTAACAGTTACATCGCAGAATATGAAGGCGGTAAATTGAAACGTATCGGTGCGTATGCTCACGAACGCATGGACGAGAATCCAGGCACGCGTGAAGTGCCTTACGGTAAAGATCCGTCACAGTTAATCGTCCCTAAAGCTGCCGAGGCGGCGCTAGTACGTGGTGAGGATATTCGCACGTTCATAATGAACCACGCTGACAACTACGACTTTATGTGTCGCGCCAAGGTGCCACGCTCGAATCGTCTCGTGATGCGTTGGCCAGAGTATGACGCCGAAATGGAATTGAACAGTATCATACGTTACTACGTGTCGAACGACGGCGGAACACTCGTTAAAATCGCCCCACCTACGGGCGATATTGGCACGTGGAAGCGCGCAACGAAGGTAAGCGATACACTGTACAATCAAGTGATCGCTGAATACGCAACGTATGACCGTGGTCAAGTGGATGTCGATTCGGCTGGAATACCATGGGACGAGCGTATCCACACGAAGAACCGTAGCAAACATGACAAGCGCGAAATGGGGATTGCAGTCGGTTGGCGCGTTACGGACTGTTCGAACGTGAAGAACTTCGACCGTTCAACCGTTAATTACGACTATTACGTCGAACAAGCGGAAAAACTCGTTAAACCTCTATTGACGCCATTGTCAAAGTAATGTACATTTAGGTCATGGGCGCTTCACATCGGGGCGCTATTATTGGGAGTGATAAAATGATTAATTTCTTATTGTGTTGGCTAGCGCTATCAGTGGTATTAACCCCACTGGTTTGTCGATTCTTTCATGTCGCTAAGGGTGGTGAATGCGATGAATAAATTAGAAGGGTGTAAGGTTGTCGACGTTGAGATTGACCACGAAGCAATCACGTTAGCCATGGGTCAACGTATCGAAGCGCTCGAAGCGGCACTTACCGAAGCGCATCGAGTCATACTTCATGAGTTAGACAACGGTCGGACGCCTTACATGTTACCCGTTGATAACGGCGGTAAGGGTTTAGGATATATTGAGGATGTACTCGCGGGGATCAATCGTCACGTCTAACCGCTGCTAATAACTCGGCGCGTAATGACTCATGTTGTTGCGCGTTTTGTATTCTTTCGGCTTCTAAGCGCTCGCGATGATGACGTTCGTCACGTATACCCGCCAATATTTTAAACACCACACCTATGACAAGTGACAACACGGATAAACCTAAACCGATCATCATCGCATTTTCGTTAATCCAACCCGTTACTGTTCCCGTCGTCGTTACGACTCCGCCGACCGCTGAGCCGTAAATCCCCACATTGCCTACATCTGGTGTGTGTACGCTCATGATCTCGTATACCTTTGTAAATTGACCAACCAAGAGCCACCACTTGAATTGATATCACGATAAGCACACCGTATTGTTGGAAGAATCCCGATAAATTGACATCCAACCAGTCCATGTATAGTTGCCTTATAAGTTGCTCTTATTTCTTCGTGTGTGTTCATCGCCACGTGATAAGCGAGTACACAGTACGTCGCAAGTGTGGCTAATAATATCAAAGCGTGACCGTATCCAACCAAATTTTTACGCACGCACAAAAGTAACGCACCGATAAAAGTTAAAATTGCTCGGTTTAAATATAATTCGTGACCGTTACGGTCGAAAATTACTGAGTTGATAAATACTAAAAACGTCATAATAGCTAATACCGACCACTCGTAACGATGTTTCGGATGTATAGCCAGTATCGCAAATAGAATCGAACAACCCAGTAAATAACTCATTTACGCGTCTTTCTTTTCGATTGGGGCGTCTTGCTGCTGTTTGTCCGGCATAGTGTCGTCTGGCATGATAATTACTCTAAGGTTAGTTTATGGTATATTGCTATACAATATTAACACATTGAGGTACTTAAAATGAACAATAAATTAATCGGTGGTACATTATTTGCGGCCGTCGCGCTCGTTGCGGGTTTTGAAGGTACTAAATACTTGGCGTATCAAGACCCCGTGGGGATATGGACCATTTGCACCGGTGCGACAAAAGGCGTCAAACAGGGCGATACAGCTACACCAGTGGAATGTCAAGACCGTCTGATGGTTGAATTACTTGAACACGCTAAACCGTTGCAACGCATCCCACACAAGTTACCCGACCATGTGGTCGTAGCGTGGGCCGACTTTTCTTATAACCTCGGTACGGGTGCGTTGCAAAATTCCACAGGTTACAAATTATTGCAACAAGGTCGAATCGCCGAGTCGTGTAAAAATATCTTAGCGTACAAATACATTCGTGTAGGTGGGAAGCTTGTCGATTGCTTCGACGACTCGAACGCACGAGTTTGTGGTGGGATAAAAAAACGACGCACAACTGAATATCAATTATGCGTCGGTCAGATTAGTATTGAAGATTCTGTTAAGCTATTTTAAACCAATTGTTCGCATCGTAAGACCTGAACGTTTGCGAATCTCCAGCTGCAACAGTAACACTGAGGTTTGTACCTGCCCCCAAATTATCCCCTGAGAATGGGAATACTCTCATTGTGCTGACACCTCTGTTAACCACTGTGCATTCTGACATTAGCCCGATAGCACTTGGAAGTTTGACGGAATCGTTTGAAGATACGACTGTGGATACAATGTTGGAACCTAGATTGCACTGTGCAGCACTAGCTTGACTAGCAGTTGGGCTGGCTACAATACCAGTTAACAATCTGCTGTCGCCATAGGTTGTAAAGTCGCACAAAGTAGAGAATCCTGCGTCAGCTAAGCCTGCGGTATCATTACCGATAAACTCGTTACCGCCAGCAACCAATGAACTACCAACTACCGACACGGAAGCCGTTGCTCTGTTTAGGTTGTTCAGTATGACGTTTCGGTTTACTCTTATCTTAGAGCTCGGTCCCTCTTTGATTACAATTGGAATGCCGTAGCCTCCAGCCTCGTTGCCGCAGTTATCAAACAGCGACTCTATGATATCCACCCTCTCACTGTTGTAAATGTTTACGGCCTCCCCCGACGTGTACCCGCTTAGTATGAACTTATCGGCTATCGATATGCCTGAGCAGCCTCTATTCGGCAATCCAGATAACCAACCAACCCTACCAGCTTGAGGGCATAGTCGCCAAGTGTTGTCGCGCGCAGTCAGCCCTTTAACGCCGTAGTACCAAAAAGGCGCGTCTGTCGCAGACTCTACGGTGTTGCTAGTCACAATGTAGTCAGAATTAAAAAAGCTGTCGTTAGCATTAAAATCCTGAGCTTGGCTAACTTGCACTCCTCTAAAGCACCCTTTCACAGTATTGTTTGTAATTTGAATGTTTCGAGGGTCGCCGTTAGTGTAGCCCCCA